ATAGTTGGGTTGACCATGAATTTCGCTCCAATGACGGTAACTTCGCACAAACTCGGCTTTGTCGCGTCGGCGTGCGGCCGTATCATCATTTAGTCGAGATGCGCTAAAGGCGCTCGTCCACAGTGGGTCAACGGCATCAATGACTCCGAGGTGTTTGTCCAGCGCGTGACCGAATTCGTGAATCATCACCCCGTATGCCATGCGGCGGCGAGCCTCCGCCATGACCTTGTAGCGCGGCGAGCCGTAGGACAAGTCGCCCGTGTTTCCCCGCAACGCAGCCGCTGCAATCGCTTGGTCGACCGTCCACGGATTCGACACCGATTGGTCTTCGGTGCGAAACTCCGCGCTTCCATCGGTCAACATCGCATCGCCCGCTGTGCGTTCCAGAAACTCGGAGATGTTCCGCAAAGAAATACTGACTTGGCCGCCCGTGCCGCGTATGCCGCTAAAAAGCCCGTGATGCTGTATTCCCCACTGATCCGCACCGTGACCCGCGATTCGGATGGGCAGTCGTTCCCAGTCCAACTCAAGGTTGGCGCGCACATCCTCCACCGCTTGCAACGCCCCATAAAACGCGTCTCTGTCTTCAGGTGCGGGTCGTTCAATGTTAAGAATGACGCCAAGTGACTTAAAATACGAAGTAATTTCAGCAACGGTGCTGCCATACCGTTGCTGCAGTTCGCTCGTTGAGCCGACTACAGGCATCCCATCGGTATCGCGTCCTAAACGCAGGTTGGCGGGGCCGTCAGCGATTTTGTCGTCGAGCGATCGCGATGACGGCTTCTTGCCGCGGCGCGCGTCCGATCCTGCACGTGGAGCGCCAGAAGCATCTGTCCACTGGTTACCGCGGAAAGGGTGTCCGACGTAGTCACCCTTGACCAATGTGTCTCTTGTGGCGGCAGCCTTTTCAGCAACCAACCATCTAGGCGCCTCGTTCGCCAACGGCAATTCGGCGAGTTGACGCAACCGCTCATCTCGACGCACAGGGTCGGCGGACAAACCGAGTTGGAACTCGAGGAAGGCGCGATCACCAAGCGGCAAATCAAACCGTCGTGTCTTCGTCCAGTCTTGGTTGGCGACCGTGTCGTCGATGTTGAAGCGCGCCATCTTCACTCATCCCCTACGCGGATGGTGCGCGGCTGTGCCCCGCCTCGCTCGCGAGGCGAACGCAACAGCCGAACATCGTCCAGCGTGCCGCGATTAACGAACACGGCCTCCAGTGCGTCCGTCGTCAAAATAACCTCATGCTCGTTGAGACACCCCGAGCCTGTCAGGGGAACAGAATAAACGATGCGCGAGGACACGTCTGCGCGCATCACGATTCCGCCCTCGGCTTGTGCTTCTACGGCAAACTGCATCGCCGTGCGGACGTCAGACGAAAACGCCGACAAGGGGCGCGTCAACATTTCAGCACTAAAGACCACATCTCTCTGAGCGTCTGACAGCGTGCGACGAGCGCTGTCCACTTGCCTGACTCCTTGATCGAAGCGTTCGCGTAGATCCGACGAGCGCACAACCCAATCCGCGCTCTCTTTGTCGGTGCGTGCCGCACCTAGCGAAGCGGCGTGAGTTTTTTGCTCCGCGCGAATGCTCGTCAACTCGGATTCCGCCTTCTCCAGATCCACTCGCAGTTGCGTGAGTTCGTCGTCCTCACGCAACGCCTTTTCGGCTGCGGCCGCCATCGTCGGGTGTGTCAGGCCACGAAACACGCTGACGGATTTAATGCCGCGCTCCGCCAAATACTGTTGTGTGCGGTCGTACTGAGCCTGCAACGCGGCGGCGATCACCACCGCAGATGTCGGGTCGTCCGCGATCGTGCGTGCGCGGCGCTCGAGGTCTTCGTCCGCGAATCGTTCGCCGCGACGACCCTGCATTTGGCGCATCCCAACGAAGCCTTTGGGGTCGGCGGTCGGGTTCGCTTGAACGGCGACACCGTCGCCGACACCGCCGCCGCGCGCCGCGATGTCTTGAATGGCGAGCGATAACGCGTCCTTGTCGTTGGATGACACGGCCCACCGTTGCACGACGATGTGCGCGAGGAGCGTTGTGTCTCGCGCATCGTCCTCACCTATCAGGCCGCTGTAGTCGGCGACGGTGTTTGCTTCGATTACTGCGATTGCTGCTGCCGCGTCGTCATCCGAGATGCCCTGCGCCTTGAGGTCGGCCGCCAACTGTGACACCACGATCGCTTTCATGACTTTTGCAGCCGCATCGGTTTGCATAAACACATCATGGCCAGCGGCGGCCGAATCGGCCTCGAGACCTGACAGGTATTGTTCGTCTGTCTGCGCGCCTTCTGCAACTCGCGCCCGTTGCGAACGAAAGCGAATCAGCACCTCTCGCACGGCAGGGTCTTTGATCCCTCTTACAGCCAAATCCATCGCATCCGACGTAACCAACGCCTTAAATTCGCTGGCCGTGACGCTGCCGTCTGGCGTGTCAACCTTGCGGGGTGTCCACTCGATGAGGCGTGGCCGCAGGTCGTGGTCAGGGGCGCTGCGTGCGCCCTCTCGCGGCACGCCAGCCGCGTCCGTCCACTGGTTACCCCTAAATGGATGACCGACGTAGTCGCCTTTGATCACCACGGACGGCTCAAACCGCGGCAGACGACTCTGAAGTTGGTACGGCACGCCGCGAGTTTAGTCGACGATTTCGTCCCAATAGCCGCGCTGCAGAATCAGTTCGATATCGGTGACGTCGTGACGTGTGCCGTCCGCGTTCAGAATGTAGCCCGCGAACACGTCGCGCCCGAATTCGTCGCGCGACTTCGTCGTGGCGAACAGTTTGTCGCCGTCACGGGTCGCGATCAACGTTGCCATGCGACCAGCCTAGTAGCCGAGCGCTTCGCGTTGCGCTTCCACGAACTCAATGACATCCTCTATCGGTTGAACGATCAGCACCGCACGGCAGCGGCAGTTCGGGTGGGCTGGCGGCATCATGATGCCCAGCTCCGTGAACTCCTCAAACAGGGGTGCGCGGACGCCGTCCATCGGCTCGCAAATCGGGCAAACCTCCGTCTTGGATGACACGAACTCGGGTGCGGTGCGCCACTCCTTCACGGTCAGTTCAGGGTTGATGACGCCGCGGTCTGCCAACTGTTGCCAATGCAGGTAGCGACCCTGATTCTGTGCGGTGGCGGCCTCGGTGCGGGCGATGTTGGTGGCGCGGACGTTGCGGAGCCGTTCGGCGTAGTTGTCGGCCAACTGTTGCGCCATGACTTCGGCATCGTCGGGGTCGATGCCCTCCTCGATGAGCCGCTCGAGTGTTTCTTCGTAACTGTTGTCGACGGCTTTCTGCCAGCGGTCGTGCAGTCCGACGGTGCGCGCGATTTCGTTGCGCGCCTCACGCAGCGAGATATCACCATCGAGCAGACGCATCGTCACACTCGACACCTTTCCGCGCACCTCGTCCGATATTTGCGCCACAAGGTTCCCTGCGCGCTGGCGCGCCCACGCGATCGCGCGTTCGTCGGCGACGTCGAAACGGTAGCCGATGAGGTTTTGGCGGCCGTACTCGGCGGCCTGCTCCCGACCCGCCTTCAAGATTTCTTGGGTCATCGTGTTGATGAGGGGTTGTATCTCGATTCCGCGGAACACTTCGTCCAGCGCTTGTACGGCGAGCGTCACGGAACGCAGGATCGCTTGCTCGACGTCGGCGGTCGCCAACGACAGACGGAGGCGGCGAATCGTCTCGAGGAGGTTGCGGGCGAAGATCACCTCAAGTTCGGACGCGAACGGCCCGTCCCTGAACGTCGCCTTGCGGGTTGGGCGGCGGCGTCGTTGCTGCCGAAACGGCATTATTCGTCGTCTTCGGCGTCGGTTACAGGCTCTACGTTCGCTTCAGGCGCGACATCGGCGGCGGGTTGGGGTGTCGGGGGCGGCCCCTGCGGGGCTGCGCCTTGTGGAGCCTGTGGGGCGCCTTGTGCGGCGGCCCCGTTCGGCATGGCGGGCACACCCTCCTCTGATTCGGGGTCGCGTTCGGGCAGACCCGAGACGAGGCGCAGATACTCGTCGAGGCCGCCGTCAATCTGCAGCGCACCCGTCGCGGCCGCCTTCTGGATGAAGTCCGCGAGCAGCGTCAGGTCGACGTGCGTGATTTCGCCGAACGTCAACTCAGGTAGGCGCGTTGTGTCCATGCCGTTCAGTTTCAGCAGACGGGGGATGGCGTGTTGGTTGATGGTTTCGGCGATCGATTGCGCGATTTGGCCGATGGCGGTCGTGAACAGGTCAATCTTTGATGCGCCGAGCGCGAACGATCCGACGTTCTCGTGGCCGAGCAGAATAAAGTCCGCGAGGACTGTCATCGAGATGCGCTGGTCGTAGCGCGAGATGATTTTGTCGGTGTCGAACTGACGGTTGCCGCCCGCGTTGAGGAGTTGCAGGCGATACATTTCGCGGCCCTCGGAGTCGTAGGCGAGGGGAAACAGGATTCCTTCGTTCTCGTTGCGTTTGATGCCGCGGACGAGTTTCTCGATGTTGTTTCGGGCGGCAACTTCAGCAGACGTGGCCATCGACGAGAGCATCGACGGTGGGACGTAGGCGACGGGCATACCTGCCAAGTCGCGTTCCATGCCGATGGCCTCAATTTCCTCGATCGACTTTTTGAAGCGCCACGAGCGGTACGCGTTGCGGAGTACGCTGCGGCCCTCGGGGTTGTTGCGGGCGCTTGACGCGCGGAACAGCAGCGCTTTCTCGATCGGGATTTCGATGAGTGGCCCGACAGACGGGTCGAGTTGACGGAGTCCGCGGATTCCGCCCTTCTCGTCGAGCATCCATTCCCACGTGGTTTCCTGCGCTCGGAGCGCGATTTTGCGCCACCCGATTTTGCCGTCGTCGAACTGTGAACGCTTCGTCGGGTCGTCTTGGTCGCGGCCGAGGCGCCGCTTGTAGACGAGTTCGCAGTAGGCGTACCCGTAGGGGAGGAACGTCAGAATGTTGGACAGCGTCGACTCCCACGATTCCGACATGTCGTAGAGGCAGGACTCGACAAACTTGGCGACGTCCTCGTCCTTCTCGGTTGTCTCGTCTTCGTCGTCTTTGAAGGGTTCCACACGCCAGTCAATCTGGATGATGAGTCGCTCGATGGCGTACAGCATCGCGCCGATGACGGGATCGTTGTCGGCCATCTCGCGGTAGACGCGTGCGCCGCGCAGCCCACGCAAATCGTTGATGAATTCATCGTTGATGAACCCGCCCGTGTGTTGGAGTCCCGAGGAACCTAACTCTTGGAAGTCGTAGCCGTCGCCTTTAGCCATGCTGTATCACCTCGAGGCGCGTGATGCACGCGATGGGGATGGCGCACATCGTGTTCACGTCGTGGTCGGCCGACTCGTCGTCGGGCAAGATGATGTCGGCTGCGACGATGACGAATTCGCCGCGACGTTCCAGAAAGTGGGACAAGGTGCGGACGGTGCATTGCACGGAAATCATGGAAAGCAACTCGAGGCTCGTCCAGCCGTCGAGCAGGTTGTGGGCGTCCAGCCACTCGATCAGCACGGGGTCGCGCGGCTTCAGGGCCGCCAACGTGGTTGCGACGTCAGTCTTGGGCATTCGCGGTGCGCTCCATCAACGCTCCCAACAGTTGCAGGGCTTGCGCCTCCGAGAATCCGACCGTGACGAGCGTGCGAAACAGTTCGTGCAGCGCCGTGGCGGCCTGCTGCATGGCTGTGAGCGGTAACGCGGTGTCAGGCACTCTGCGAGTGTATCGCAGGCTGCTTAGCGGCGTTGCGCGATGAAGGGCGGCGCCCACGTCGCATCGGGTGCGGTCGGCGGACGAGTCGCCAACTCGACCGTCCCGTCGGGGTGCAGGACGATCAGCACATCGACGGGTTTCGGGACGTCGTAGTTGTTGACGCGCACGACCCACCGACAGAAGCCGTCAACGGCTGCGAGAACGGTGACGAAACGCGGGTCGAGCGAATCGACGCTCACTCGAGAACGGCTTCCTGTGTGCCGACGACGCGTTGGTAGGCGATGACCGCCTCCGTGATGATGTGCGATGCGTCGGAGTTGGCGGCGATCAGCACTCCCGTGCATTCGGCGAGCATATCCCAAAAGTCGTCCCACGGGATGTCGGGGACGAGTAGCGCATCGTCGACGATGACGGCAGGCTCCAGTCCGAGACTGTCGTAGATGTTGAACGCGTACTCGAGGACGTCGGCGTCGATCGCGAGCGCGTCCTCCCACATCTCGATTTCGAGTGGCTGGTCGTTGGTGGTCATTGCTCTCCTTGATTCGTTCGCTTCCGTTGGATGGGCCATTCGCGTTTCGGTGTCACGTTTCGTTTCATCGCCTCAATCGCTTCCTCCACGCCGCAGTCGGAGCAGACGGCCGTGCGGTCGTCGGCTCGCGACAGGGCGGGATGTCGGTCGAGCGGGTCGCCGCATCGCGGGCATCGGCGGCTCATTGGTTTTCGCGCCTGTGGCGGACGAGGCGTTGGATGCGGTGCGCGGCCCCGCATCCGAGGTCGAGGACGCAGATTCCGTGCGTGGATTCGAGGCGGTCGAAGAACGCGTTCCAGTCAATCGGTTCGCCGTCGTCGAAGTAGTCGTCGAACGTTTGAGCGGCGGCGGCCAGCACCGCGTCGGTGACGTCGGTGGCGTCCTTGAGGACGCTCTTCCAGTCGCAGGGTGGTGGCGGAGGCGGCGGGTCTTTCAGCAGACGCTCGCGGAGCGCCTCCTGCTGCGCGCGCAGCGCGGCGTCGTGACGATCGCTGGTCGCCTGCACGGAGGCCAGCACTTCGGGTGGTATCTGAATCATGGGTTCTCCTCGGTTGGGGTGACGTTGACGGTACGGGACGGGTGCGCCGAAGTCAAGACTAAATCAGGTCTTGATTCAGGAGGGCGTCCACCGCCTCGTCGGGGGCCAGCGGCGTGATGGCTGACGTGCCGACGGGCAGATAGTCGCAATAATGGTCAATCCAGACCCATGACGCCGTGACATCAGCAAAGGGGCCGATGACCGCCACGCCTTCCCGTGTGGGGACGACGACGACCGACGGGTAGAAGGCGTCGGAGGCGATTCGGGTCGCCTCGGACTCGATGTCGTCGGGGCGCGCCATACGATCACCATAAGACGGGGGTGGGCGGCCGTCAAGGCTTCGGCCCTTCAGTGGCCCATTTCGGGTGCTTGACTACGGTTTAGCGTTCCCTGTACGCTGTCCGTGTCCCGACCGAAGGAGAAAAACATGGACACCCGACCCAACGACCAACGAGCGTGGGAGGCGCGCCAGTCTGGAAAGACTTGGGCGCAGATCGCGCTCGACTTGCACTACGCGAACGGTTCCGTCGCGAGACGGGCCGCGATGCGGCACGAGGCGCGACTCGACGAGCGCGTCCGCGAAGCGGTGGCGCTGCCACCCGAAGCGGCGAAGCGCGCGATGGCGGAAGCGCTCAACCAAGTCGCCGAGACCCTCGCCGACCCCGCGATCGCGGCGGTTCTTGAGGCGCCGATCAGCACCGAGCCTTCCGACGGCGCGCTGCGGCTCGAGCGCGGCGACGTCGTCTACCACCGCACCATGCCGAAGGCGAAGTTCGAGTTCGTCAAGTGGAACGCGGACGGCTCAGCGCAGGTGTGGGGCGGCGAACGCGGCTACGCCTCCTACCGCGACTTCCGCGTCGGCGACATCACCCGATGGCCGACCGCTGGCGACGAACTCGTCTTGGCGTGGGCCGAAGCCAACCTCCACGTCCTGACGTCGGTCGACGACTTGGCGGAGACGCTCGAGATGCCCGTCGCCGCGGTGCGGAAGGTCGTCGCCGCGCGACCCGAAGTGTTCCGTCGCGTCAAGCGCGGCTGGTACGAGACACGCGACCCGCGCGCCGACAGGGCAGCCGACAAGCAGGGTGCGGCATGAGCATCCGAGTCGTCAACTACGAACGCTGGAAACGGGTCAAGATCACCATCTGCGTCCTCGCGTGGCTCACCGCCGTCGCGTGCGCGGGCGGACTCGAGTCCGAAGGCACCGAACCAATCCCGTCGATCGGCGGGTTCGTCATCGCGATGTACGTGTGCGTCTCGATGCTCTACAACCTCATACGCTGCGAAAGGAACCGACACCGACATGGCTAAAAAACGGCATCTTGTCACCGCCTACCATTCCGAGTGGATCAACGCCGAATCGCCCGACGCGGCGCTCGACCAACTGCAAGAGAAAGTCGTCAGCGGCGACCTGCACACCTCCGATTGGGAGTTTCAGTGGCAGGAAAGCGACGACGCGGTCGCGGACGACGACGACGAGCCTCGCTCCTCCGTGCGCCCGCCGACCGTCGGAACGGCGCACGATCACCACTGCGAGTCGTCCGCTGCCGAGGCCGTCGAAGGGGTGCAGGTGCGCCTGTTGACGCTCATCGTCGTGTTTCCGACGCACGGGATTGACCCCGACACCTTCACGGCGCGGGACTTCGTGCAGGTTAACCCGATGTGTGACGCCGAAATCGTGAGTTGGGCCGAACGCGCGATCGCGCTCAAACTCGACGCGCAGGCGTTCTGATGGAACCGCTCCTCGTCATCGGGTTAGGATTCGTGGTCGCACTCATGTGGTGGATGCAGCCTTGAGCAACTACCTCAACATCAACGTCCCAACCTTCTTTGCGGGACTCGACGAAGGATTTCTCTACGACCGTGACCCGTCCCCGACGAACGTCAAGGTACCCGTCGAGGTTTTCGCTTTCACCTCAATCCCGCAGCGGTGCGGCCTGTTCTCGGTCATGACCGAGTACGGCAGCCAACACGCCCGCGTCCCCATCCACTACCTATGGTCGCTGGAAACCGACACCTACACGGCGTTTCCGCTCGACTGGCTGCAACTGTGGGACTCGATATCGTACTACGCGTCGGTCACGATTCTGGAATACTGCAAGAACCGCTCGGCACACATTCTGCTCAAAGACCGCACCCAGCACGTCGCCAAATACATGTTCACGATTGACTGGTGCTTGGGGCCGCAATACTCGAACGGCTACGGCGAGTACGCCGCAGGCCACAAGTGCGGGCACGTTTTCGTCGGTGAGGGCGGACAGTTTTTTATGCAGCCGAACAACCGTGTCCTGTGGATGGACGGCGGGTCGTGGATCACCATGAAGTTGGAGCGGCCCGACTGGAAGATATTCAGTCAAGAATTCTCGTGCGAAAGCACGGGGTCACGGTGGGTGAGCGAGAGCGACGAGGAACTCTACTTTTACTCGTTCAAACTGCGCGACTAGGCGTGCAGGGCGCCGCACGGCGCTCGGTTAGGCTGGCCGCGTGATTTACGAGCAACTACGCATCGTCGACTCCCTACGCCGTTTCTCGGATGTTGACGACGCGACGTGGGCGGAGGTGCGAAAGCAGATTTCAGCACACGGTCTCGAGGGGGCAAGTCACAGTGCGCGAATGCAGGTCGCCACCGCGATGTTGAAGGCACGCGTAGCGAAAGGCGATTATGTGGGGCATCCGTTCAGGGGTAATCAATGGACAGACGCCTCGGGCGCAAGCCGTGAAGGATCAGCATCGGCAACGATTCGACGCGTCCTGCGGCGCCCCGACCGCGCCAAATTGATGCTCGCTAAGCGGCCGAAGGCCATCAAGGTTAAAGATGTGAAAGAGGCGTTGAAGTTGATGGCGGAGGGCAAGGTCGTGGAACTATCGAGCCACAAGAAAGTCAACACGCTGCTCAAAGAACTGCACGATCAGGCGCAGGCCGCGAAGGAAGCGGGCAAAGACTTCAAAATCAACCTTTGCAACGTGTCCGTTGCGGGCACGAACCTTTTCTGCGGCGGGTCGCTCGCGGACGAGGACGGCAAGCCGTTGCCGCGTTCCGTCATGCCGCAGTTGTCGGGGGAAGCGGTCGCGGGGACGAGAGCCGCCGAGGTGGCTGACGACCGTGGCGAGGCGGACGCTGGCCCCGCATTTCTCAAATTCCTGCAGGAGAACGGTGTGCGCGTTAAAGAGACGAAGATGCAGGCATCCGAGTTAAAGGCTTCGCAGGCCGAACTTGTCGGCCCGAAAGTGGCGGCGATTATGGACAAGGGTAACTACGACAAAGGCGTGATTTATGTGTCGCGCGACGGATACGTCATCGACGGCCACCACAGGTGGGCTGCCGCGGTCGGGGCCGACGCCGAGGACGGTCTCGGCGACCTCAAAATCAAGGTCGTCCGCATCGATATGCCGATCACCGAAGTGTTGCAGGTCTCGAACGCGTTCACGAAGGAGTTCGGCATCAAGCCGAAGTCAGCCTAAAAACTCCACGGGTTGGTTCCCTCAAGCGAGATGGGGGACACGATGGGCACAATGCCCGAGTTCGGTGGCTCGTATAGGGCGAGCAGCACCGCCTCCGCGCGGTCGGGCGATGACGTTCCCCGACGCTTCATGTCGACTTTTGACTCGATTTTGATGCGGCCAGCGGAGTCCGATTTGTAGAGTGGGGCGGACAACTGTGCGACGGTGCGTCTGTCGACGTCGAGTCGAAGGTCGTGCGTAGGTTCACCACTCTGCGTCGTGTGCGGCTGGACGAGGGTGCGCGTGTTCCACCACATTTCCGCTCGCTGGTTCGTGAACTTGGCGGCCTCGCCCGCGCGTTCGGCGACGTTGAC